AATACCATAAGTTCCTGTTGCTCCTGTTGAACTATAAATCAAAGAATTGGTTATAAATACTTCAACATTTGCACCATTGCTTAAAATTCCATTTACTGTATAACTCATGCAATCATCAATGAAGACTTGACGAACTGCATTTTCCATGTCTAAGAACAAATTTATAGTTGTACTTGTAACATGCAGTCCAATCAATCTAATTTGTCTTGAATAATTCCCCACAGAAGATGGTTGATTAGTTGTACCATTACATTGCAAAACTGATCCAGCAGTTCCTTGAATAAGTCCACCACCACCAATTATTTCTATTCCTTCATTATTATTGAATATAAATAATGGTGTTGAGCCAGTATTGGCAGTAATTGTTGCACCTCTAATATCAACAGAAGTGTAGCCTGGAATGGTAATACTTGAATTTATTAACCAAGTTGCATTAGAAGCATCTATAAATCTAGCCCCAGATGCCATTGCTGCTGCCCAAGCACCAGATGAATCAGTTGCACCTGTTGGATCACCACCAAAATCTTTAATATTTACAGTTTGTTCTAATTTTTTAGCAACTGTTAAAGCAACTGCACTTGTTAAAAAACCAGATGAATTTGCCTGTTTGAATCCAACTAAATCAGCACCTGTTGAACCAAAAGTAGATGTGCTTGCTAATTGTGTTAAAAATACAGAACTATCATTAGCTCCAGAAATATTGTCATAAGAACCAATTTGGACAGCAGATGCTGTTTGCAATATAAATTTGTATGTAGTTCCAGAAACTAACCAAATTTCATTTGGGACTCTACCACTAGAATCTAGAACAATAGGATTTGAATTAGCTATTGATCCAGAGCTAGTTGTATATGTAGCTGTTTGAGTTGTAGTTCCTGCTAAATATGTATAAAGCAAACCACCAGCAAGAGGAACTCCATTGTTATCAAAAAACTGTGCTCCTGCACCAGCAAACAATGAAAGATTATATGTTGTCATCTATTTAACTCCTAAACATTTGGTGTAAATACTTGTGGTTTCCAAGGAGGCACAACAACATTAGATTTTTCTAAAATAGCTAATTGTTCTTCTAACCTTGATTTTATTACATTTACTCCATCTTTAATAGCATCATTTTCTAGCCATGAAATTACATTTTCTTCTGTAACTTGGTCAAATGGAATATTTAAAACTGGGTTTTTGAACCACCAATTACCTTCTGTTTCAACAGAATTTGTATCATCACTTAAGGTCAAATGGTATTTTGCATGGGTGATTAAACCATTTTCAGCAGATAACTCATTTATTTGCCATTTATAGTCCATTTTATTTTCCTGTTGCCTCTAATTGCTCTTGAGTTGGCTGTGGATTTGGATTAGTCCAAGATTTTATATATGGACCTTTCCCATCAGAATCATCTTGTAAATGTATGGTTGCATTTGGACCAACAAAATCAGATGTCTGTAAAGTTGGATAAATTGCTAATATTTGTTCATATAAAGACATTATGTTCCCCTTATCATTGCGGCAGTCATAACTGCATTGTTTGCATTTAATGACCCAGCAGTACCTTGAGTTACATATAACTCAATGTAATCTGTTGAACCATTTAAATAAACCATATCACTTGTTGTGAAAGATGCTATTCCAGTACCAGCATAATAACTAGACCCAAAACCAGAATAAGAAGAACCATTTTTATAAATAGCTAAAGTTACATAAGAAGCTGTATAACTTAAAAAAGCTACTACAGCATTAACTTGATAGTAACCACCAACTGTAGGAGTAAATCTGTAAGTTGATGTATTGAAATTACTATTAGTGTCATATTGAGCATTATTTAATGCAATTTTTGTTGCCACATTTTGTGCACAAGAAGTATTGCCAGAAGAATAAACTCTTATAAATGGACCACTATTTTGTGTATTTGCTACTGTTATAGAACCTGAGGCATTTGTAACAGATATGCCAGAACCAGCAGTCAAAGTTGATGCTGTGTAATTTGTACCATTACCAATAGGAATTTGACCATTTGTAGGAGTAGTGGTTATTCCTAAACCTCCATATCCTGTTCCAATGGTATTTCCTGCCCATGTTCCTGCATAATTTGTAGCAGTTAAAGTTCCTGTGCTTGGCACAAAACTTAATTTAGTGCTTGAAGTTGTCTGTGGTAAATTTCCTGTAGTTGTTGAAACTATTGTTGGATACCAAGTAGAGCTAGAACTTGTATTGTCAGTAATAGCAGTATTTGTTGCATTAGTAGCTGTTGTGGCTGTTGTAGCAGACCCTGCACTTCCATCAATATTTGTCCCAGTTAAGCTAATAGATGCACTTGCTCTATTTAAAGCTATTGCAGTAGTTCCAATATATACAGTTGAATTACCCAATACTGAGCTTGGAATAGTTCCAGACAAATTACCAGCAGTTAGACTGGTTAAACTTGCACCTGAACCACTAAATCCTGTGGCAGTGAATACACCTGTGCTTGGGTTGTATTGCAGTTTTGTTGAGCTTGTATATTCTGTAGTCAGATTTCCAGAAGTTGCAGATGCAAATAATGGGTATCTTGTTGAATTTGTGGTTGTGTCATCTGTAACTGTTGCATAGGCAGTAGGAGTTGTCCAACTAGGTGCAGATGCACCATTGCTAGTTAAAACTTGACCAGTTGTGCCATTTGCCAAGAAAGCAGTTGCTCCTGCCCCACTTTGGTAAACAATATTGCTTGCTACTCCCCCAGCCAAATTAGTAGCAGTTCCAACTGCCAGACTAGACTGAGCTGTATATTGAGGAGCAGATGCTCCAGCAGTTAAAACATATCCTGAAGTACCAAGGCTTAAAAAGCTAGTAGCTCCTGAGCCAGTTTGGTAAGGAATTGCTCCTGCTGTGCCACTAGCAATATTGGTTGCAGTTCCAACTGTCAAGCCAGATGTTGCTACCCAAATTGGAGCAGAAACTGCCCCTAATGTCATTAATAATGAGCCAGAAGTGCCTGGGTTTAAATAAGCTGTAGTGGCTGAACCAGACTGATAGGGCAATGAATACTGGGTTGTTCCAGCTAGGTTACTAGCAGTTGTGGCTGTGTTGGCATTGCCTGTGGTGTTTTGGTTGAAAGTCGGCCAGATGAATGTCCCACTTGAGAAATTCCCAGACTGAGGAGTTCCTAGTATTGGAGTCACCAAAGTAGGTGATGTAGCTAATGCTACAACTGTCCCAGAGCCTGTGGTTGAGTAACTTGTACCCCAAGCACTACCAGTGGAATTTGGGATGCCTGCACCAGGATAAACCATTGTGCTAGAGGCATTTATTGTGATTGCACTTGAGCCATTGTAAGTAGTACCAGAACTAAAAGTAATGTTAGTTCCAGCAGTCAAGTTAGCTAAATTAGAACCAAGTGCAATTCCTGAAATTGTGGAATTTGTAAGTCCAGAATTAGGGATGGTTGCATTAATTTGGCTAGGTGCAATACTAATTGTGGTATTAGTTACAGATGAAACTTGACCAGATGCATTTGTAACAAATACTGGAACACTAGAGGCAGAGCCATAAGTGCCTGCTGTGCCAACTGGAGTAATGCTAAAAGTGTATGCACTAAGAGTTAAGCCTGTGCCTGCAAAGTAGGATGCAGCATTAGCTAATTGACTCCATGTAACTGGTGTTACCCCTAATGTTCCACCACTAGCAATAGTACAAACCCAGCCAGAATTTTGCTGAGTTGATCCATTTTGAATAAAAGTAAAAGCTGAAATTAAGCTATTCCAGGTGTTTGCATCACTTGATCTAGCCCAAGCACCTGAAGATGCTACATAAATGCCATTTTGTGATGATGTGCTCTGGTTTTTGACCAAAACTCTATCATTAGCCAAAGTGGTATAGCCATCTATGGTCTGCAATCCAGATAATGTAATGTTGCCTGTTGTTGCAACTTGGCACTCTGCCTTGATTGCATAACCTTGCACAAACATATCCACATAGTTTTTATTAACCAAGTCTGTTGGATTGCTTGGAGTTGTGCTAATTGAGCCTGTTGTGGTGCTTATATTGGTAAAAGCACCTGAAGATGGTGTCACTAGCCCAATAGAGGAGCTATTTATTGTGCTATTTGTAATTGTCAGACCACTCTGAACTGGGTTTACAGTAGCATAAAAAGGCTGTCCTTGCCCTATAAAAGTGTTAAAACTACCATCCAAATTGAAATATGCCTGAACTGGCAGGATATTTTGGTCAGATGTTAGGGCAGGAGCACTCATTAGAATGGTTCAGCAGTAAAGATTAATGTATCACCAGAGGACATATTTGCTGCCAACCCAGTAGTTATTGAATAACTATTTATGGTTGCAGTAGTTGTTGTATATGCAGTTTGTTGCAAAAACAATGTAGTTCCATTGGTAATATCATAGCCTTGAACAAGCCATCCATTTGGAGCAGCAAAAGGGAATGTAAAAACCCCTGTGCTGCCTGCAGTACCACCAAAAATAACTCTAAATATGCCAACTTGGTTGCCCAAAACTTGAGCACCAGAGCCACCAAATCCAGATGAAACTGTTGGTAAGCCATCATAAGTCATAACTGCAACAGAGTTAACAGTTGAAGTGTTTGCTACTTGGTTTGTCATGATTGATCTGCCACAGGCATTACATATAAAGTATTTGCTGTTCCAACTGCACTCAGATTAAATCCATTAGCAGGCACTGCAATCACAGTAGGCTGAGACATGGAAATACCAAGCACAAATGATGTGCTATTGTTCCCTGCTGTAGGCAATACTGCTGGAGTTGGAGTGATGCTAGTAGGATTTAAAGGAGAAATTGAAATAGCAATAGGTGTAGAGCCAGTATTCAAAAATGCACAGTAGTTAATCTGGTCATTGCCAACTGGGACAATGCTAAGAGAACTACTTGCAGTTGTTGTTACTGCCACAGCATAGGTTTGACCTATGGGTCTGTAAACACTGGTATTTGCCATGATTAGACTGCATTAACAGGTATTGGACCATCACTTCTGAGCAC